TAGTGCTGGATCCCACCATTGGAAATGGTGAATCCAATGTGGAACCTAAGACAAACGTGGCTCCTCACTGATTGGTTAATTACCTTTCAAAGGGAAAGCGATGATTTTTACCATTTATTAAAATGAATAAAAATATAAAACGTAAAGAATTGTTACATATAGTAACCAAGCTTCACGAATTATTCTTCACTTCCTCCTCTGAGAACAGAGAGGATTTTGAACTCGCCATTAAAGTCATTTCTGCATATGAGAAATGGATGACCTGCGAGGGTCTCCATGGTCTCAAGCGTGCAAAAGTGATGTCTAACTTCTTTATTAGACAATTAATGGGTGCCCCTGTGGATCAAGTTCCTTTAAGCAACCGATACAAACGCTTAGTCCAAAAGGCGTTACTTAGGTGTAACTACCATTTGAGTAAAGTGTATTGGGTCAGCATCTTCTCATCATTCCGTCTTTTTTATACGGACCCTGTTGTAGATGTGTCTACTATAACTGGTAGATTTGAAGGTAAACTGACTGGGTTGTTCAAGTGGAAATACTTGTCTACCTTGTCATATGTTAATAAATCATTTAGGTCAATAGACCAAAACTGGAATGCCAAATGGAAATGGCATATAAGTGGTGCTTCAGGTCCTAACGGATCTTTAGCATACACACAGTATTTAAATGATCTAAGATGTCTGAACGATAGCTGGTTATTAGTAGGACAATTTGTCCTACTCATGACACTCCCATATGTTAACAAGTGGGAAACAGTAAAAGTTCTTGTAGACGCCTTTACGGATTCTTCTGTTAAAGGTGACTCAAACTCTATCCATTCAAGGCTTGTTTTCCTTAGCGATAAGGGAGGCAAGACGAGGGTGGTTGCGTTAGGAGACATCCTTTCGCAGAGTTTGTTATATACGGTGCATCAAAGGTGTAACCACGTCTTGAAGTCTTTGACTCAAGACGGCACTTTCGATCAAGATCAATCTCGCCGTTTTGTTCAAGGTATGTCAAGTAAAGGTTATGACTTGGCTTCCATTGATTTAACGGCCGCTACTGACCGCATGCCGGTACTTTTCCAGGTATACGTCATCGTGTCATTACGCATCCTTACGCCCTTACAGGCTTTGGGATGGTGATGGGTCACAACTCAGAGAGATTTCAGTTATTCTGATGGAGTCTCTCAAAAGCGTGTGAGGTACGCAGTGGGACAACCTATGGGGTTATTATCGAGCTGGCCAGTGATGGCGATCTCGCATCATTACCTTGTAAGGATGTCTTTTGCAGCTCAAGGCTTTCGTAAGCTGGGAGAAGCACAGTACTCCGTGTTAGGTGATGACCTAACTTTACGGGGCCACGGTGTAGCTGGTGAGTATCTTAGACTTATTTCATATTTAGGTATGGAGTATAGTCCGGAGAAAACTTATATTTCGGTAGGAGCAGCAGAGTTTGCCAAAAGCTTATTTTGTTGTGGAGAGGATTTAACTCCTTTCCCTTTAGCTCTTCTTAGATTTAACAAAAACACTATCGTATCGAACACGTTGGCAATTATTGCTGAGTGTAAGAGGGTTAATTTACCTCTTACGGCGCAATCTTTGACGGGTTTATTCCCTTCTAGGTGGCGCAACTTGGTGTTACTTGCCTCGTTGTCACCGTCAAGCCCACGATATGGTCTGGATTTGCATTCCAGATCGGATCAATGGGTTTTTACACAATTTGTTTACTCACAAAGAATAAAATACTTCTCACGGCCAAAGACCGTGGGAGATAGTATTCACAGCTTTGTGGGTAATGATCCTGGTAAACCTGGGAATAGGTATAGTCCTTATTTCCAGATTGCCCGTGATAACGGTGAAAGTTATCCGGTGCGACGCCTTAAGAATGATAGTGATTTATCAAACCCTGAGGTGTTACTTGGATCAGGTTGGATATCTTATTGTACCAAAACATGGCCTAATGGTTTACCACCATTAGGTGATTCAAAGCTAATTCCGGGCCCTAGCTATGGTAGGGATACTGATAATATTTTTGTCAGATCGTCTCTACTTCAGCTAAACGGGTTATTGCCGGGTTACTTCACACTTCGGTGTGTAGGACCTCAGGTAGAAGAGTAATAGTGTAGATCTTTGAAGATCAGGCA